AACTTATTAACCATAGAATAACCAGGAACTTTACCTTGCTGTACAGCTAAATAAAATGGAATGTCATCAACTGTACTTCCACCTGTTATTGGATTGACGTTATTACATCCAGACATTAGCAACCAAACCTCATGTTAAACCATGTAAATCTTTCTACTTCTTGTTTTAAATCTTCTTGAAATGAAGTATTTAATTGATTCTCAACTGTTTCCAATGCTTGGTTAATTTGTCTAAACCCTTCAGGACTATATTCTTGAGGGGGTTCAGGTACGTATACGTTTATTTTAGCCATTATCTTCTACCATCTTGGTTTACGTCTGCTCTAAATGTACCGAATCTCCATGTTTCATCAATTGAGGTATTTGCTATTTTTAAACTAGCTAGTCTACCTCTAGCTCTTGTATCAATTTTTTGTGTACTTGAGTTTATAGTAAAAGGACCTAATTGTGAAGATGCACCAGTATCTATAGGATAATCTTTTAAAAAAATAGTAACAACTGCATTGCCTTCTAAGTTTTTAAAATCAGGTAAGAATCTAGATATTCTTAATAAATATTCACCATCTCCATCTGTTGGTAAATCAAAATCTCCAGATTGAATATATGCTGCAATAGCTGTTTCCGTTCCATCTAATGCAATTTGATTTGTACCAACTTCTTGTGCATAATAAGTAGAAGCTCCAAAGGTATTCGTTGCTCCACTTAAATTTTCTATTGTAGGAGTTCCTGTTGGATTGTATTCAGTTGCATATGGATTATCATAAGTAGAAGCATCTGCATAAGTACTTCTTGCTAAAGTCATAATAGACCAAGTATTTTCTACATAGTTATAAACTACTGCTCTGTTGTTTTGAGTTGCTGGATTGTTTAAAGGTTTTCCAGAAGGATAGAACCATATAATTTCATTAAACAATGAGTTATGAGACGCATAGATAATTTCATTAGAAGCATAGTTAATACCAACGTTATCTCCAGAAGTACTAAATACAAAGTCTTCAACTAAAGATGGTAATAGTTTAACCGTACCATCAAACTTATAAAATCCTCCACCAGTTCCCATCCAAAATACTTGACCATCTGCATACACAACACCGTGTTGTCCAATACAGCCACAGTTAGAACCAACTTGTCTAATTGAAAAAGTAAATGGTGGACCAACAAACTGCATTGTATAAGCAGCTTGGTCTGTTAAGATTAAGTTATAGTCTTTACCAGAAACAGCAGCTACAATCTTATTACCTGTGTCGAGTCTAAATGTTCCTGCAGTATTAACTGAAGTAGGTGTATAAACTGAATAGTTTTCTTGATCAGAGAATCTAATAAACATAGGGTCTTGTGTAGATGTATTACCAATTGTAGTTTCTGTTCCAAGATGCACTAGATGTCTGTCTCGATCTGATACAATTGTTAATCTAGTTGCAGTCGGTGCACCTGACATAACTACAGCTCTTTGTTCTAATGGATTAGATAAACCTGGATCCCACACAAATGTTTTACTATCTTTAACCGTAGCAATTAATTGTTCTCCAAAATTATCCAATGACCATGAACCAGGATCTAGTACCACACTTGATGATGTTGTACCACTTCCCCATGCTAGTCGACTCCAAGTTCCTGTACCCCAACCATATCCATATGTTTGTATAGTAGGACCAATTTCTATGTACGGATTAATACTAGCCGATCCTGTAGATGACATAGGTGTACCTGTTTCAGTAGTTTGTAATTGTATTGTAAAGGTATCTGTTGTTGGAACTGTTAATATTTCAAATGTATAGTCTGTAAAATCTGTAGCCACAAGAGAAGAGGTACCTGGAATTGTAACACTTGTAAAAGTTATGTATTCACCTACTTCTAAATTATGTGTTGTTTTATTTACAGTTACTGTGCTTGAACTTGATGTAGAAGTAAACGTAGCACCTGTAATTGCAGTATCTAATGGAGTAATATCATAAAACTTATCTTCGTAATAAATATATAAACACTTAGACGTTCCTATTGCAGCATACTTTCTACCTTCTAAATCATTCCATGTATGTTGTGCTCTAGCAGGACCCGATATTGTTTTTTGTCCGATCGCCGTGTACCCTCCTATTTTTTCAGGTTGACCATATCTAAACCGAATGAAATCCCCATCAATCCATTGTCCTTCTGCTCCTGATGGTGTGTCTGATTTATTAAATCCTGGTCTTATTTGTACGTTTCTAAGTGCCATGGCACTATTTTACACTATCTTATAACTTCTTCCAAGTCGCAGGAGAAGGTATGTTATGCTCAGATTTCACACCTTCTTTCATAGTAAGCATTATATCTCCTGATATAGATATACGTGGTTCTTCTTTTGGATTCTTTCCTGTTTCATGAAATATCATAGATGGAAAAACAACCAAGTTACCTGTAGCTGCAGGGTACTCCGCTTTAGCAAAATTAGTATTATCCCACTTACTAAAATAAGGATCTCTTCTTGGTACATTCAAACCTACCTTATGAGCTTCATCATCTAAAAAGAACAAGTTACCTTGTTCCTCGGCATACGGATAATAGACAAAAGAATAATGACTACTCATATGTCTATGATAAGATATAAACTGGTCTTTAACAGAATAGGTTGCCCAAGACTTTGTAATATAAGCTTCAAATAAATCCATATTATAATTCTGCATTAACAACGCACCTTTAATACCTGATTCTATTTCTTTAAATAAAGCTGCAAATCTTTTATCTAAATGTAAGTTATCATCTATAGATTGTAATTCTTTTGGTTTAACATCTGTAGTTTGAGCATATTGAGAATTAGTTGCTACAATGTCTTTTGTAATAATAGGTATTATCTGTTTATTAAGTTTTTTAAAATTTTTTATTACAGTTATGTATATAGGATAACCAAACCATTTTGTGATATTTGCCATAAAGGCACTATACTAATTTACTTTTAAAAATCTATATCTAATTTCACCATTACCACCTGCACCACCATCAGTAGACCCAGGGCCATATTGAGCACCTCCGCCACCACCTCCAGAACCTCTTGTTCCAGCAGCCCCTGCAGTTGATGTACCTACTGGAGAACCTGCTCCTCCAGAAATATTTCCTGCATAAGAAGAACCACCATTAGATCCACCAATTTGACAGTTATCACCACCACAGTTATTAGATCCTGATATACCTCCCGTTGCACCATTACCTGATTGATTAAATGTACCTACAGGTCCACCTGTTAAGGTAGTAACTGATTTTGTTGTTCCATCACTATCTCTAAAATTACCTGAAGTAACGGCTGTACCTGATATAGTTGCTGATCCTGCAGTTCCTGCAGTGTTAGTTCTTAAAGGTCCTTGAACTCCTCCGCCTGTACCTGATGAACCGCCACCAGCTCCTAAAGTAAATAGAGATCCTGTTGTTGAACCAGATAAAGTTGTATTTGTTCCTGCAGATGCAATACGAGGTTGTTTAAAGTTTGAAGTTTGATTACCTGCTGCTCCTCCAGAACCAATTGAATAAGATAGGGTTTCTCCTTCAACAACAGTAAATACCTTATCAGATATATATGCTCCAGAACCACCACCAGCTCCTGCAGATTCTCCACCTGCTTTATCGTAGTCAGCACCACCTGCAGCACCGCCACCTCCACCTACTGCATACTGAATATGAATAGCGTTTGCTTTAGCAGGTACAGTAAATGTAGAAGAACCTGAACTTAATAATGTATAAGAGGTTGCGGCAAATGAACTAAATACTAGTTGCCATGTTCCTGAGTCTTTAGCGTAGATTTCATCAACATCTTGCCAAGTTCCAGAGTCTTTAGCAAATACTTCAGTAGCTTCTTCAAACGTGCCACTTACTTTTCCATAAGTATTAGCCATTTAAACTCCTACTAATATTTAAACCAAATATCTCCATCATTACCACCTGTTGGAGAAGACGTACTTATTGTAAATTTTCTTGCAAGTTTTGCAGCTGTAACTGCATCGTTAACTATTTGTGCTGTGTTAATTGCATTATCAGCAACTTTATCGTTTGTCACTGCGTCATTAACTATTTCTGCAGTGTCAACTGCATCATTTGCTAATTTAGCATTTGTAATAGAGTCGTCATCTATTTGAGCAGTACCAATTGTACCTCCTAAAGTATTAAGAGCTACTTCTGTAACATTAGTGCCATCTGAATATGCGGCATGAATTTTATCTTGGTCTAAAGTAAAACCTGTACCTGATACAGTTTTAAAAGTTAGAGAGTATGCTCCATGTGTAGTGCTATCTTTTAAAATATAAAATTTTTCAATTGAATCTGGAATAGTAACTGTTCTATTTGCTGCTAAAGTTCCTGTAAAATTAAGAACCATATTTCTTGCATTTGATATAGAAGCGTTAGACATTACTAATGCAACATCTGCTGAAGCTACATCAATAGCTTGATAACCTGCAATCGCTTGTTGTATTAAATTTAAATTTGTATTTGTTTTAGTTCCCCATGTACCAGCGTTTTCACCAGTAGCCATTAGTTCTAATTTTATATCTGTAGAATATGTAGATGCCATAATTTATTGTATTATATATCCTCTAAGCGGCAAGATCAACTTCTACCCAAACAGCAGTATCGCTTGTATTTACCTCAGTCCAAGTGTTAGTTACTCCAGGATCTACGTTAGACCATGCTGTAATTAATGGACTATTTAGAGCTATATTTAATTGTTGTCCTGTTAAATCTACAGGAGTATTTAGATCAATTGTTACCGATCCTGTATTTGTAGATAACTGTTCTCCTGTTACATCAACAGGGGTATTTAAATCAATTGTTTCTTGGCCTAATGTTAAAGATACAGACTGTCCTGTTACTGTAACATTTGCATCTCCAATTATATTGGTAGATCCTAAATCTGATGTTATTTCATGTTCTGGAGAAACAGGAATACTTACATTACCGTCTGCTGTAATTGAGAACGTACCAATAGTCCAATCTAGTTGTTCTCCTGTAACATTTACATTAGCGTCAGCAACAATGGACTCATCACCAAGATTAATTGTTAAATTTTCGCCTGATACATTTACTGGAGTGTTTAATGCAATAGTTACATCATCGATAGTAAATGTTAATGGAATTCCTGTTAATGTTACATTAGCATCTCCTGTAACAATTTCATTACCAATATTGGTATTAAGCTGTATTCCAGATACAGCAACAGTCGCATTAGTTGAGGCTAATGACGCAAAAGGTGCTTCTGCAAATGCTGATATTCCGAATGCCATAAATTAAAAATTATTTATGGCTATTATATCAGAATCTTTTTGTAAGATTAAGTCTTACCATTCTTTAGTTTTTGACACAGTAGCAGGATTTTTTTGTGCTTCTATTTGACTAGCAAGATTAGCTTGCATATCAGCTTCTGATTGGTCATTCGCTGTTACACAACTAATTGCATGGTCTTTAGTCATAGCATCAAAATCCATACCTTCTGAACCTGCACAAGAGCCATACATAGATGCAGAATGTTCTCCATCTACTGCTGTATATCTCCAATGTATTGTCTTTACTTTATTTGAGTTATCGCACTCAAAGTTTGGGAAAGTCCAAGTATATTCAATAGCCATTATTATACCTCTTGTTCTTGACTAGCTTTGAAAGTCGCATAAGCATCTTTAACATCTTGTGTCCATACTGCATTACATACTGCTTGAACTTCTTCATGTTCATTAGTGATGTCTGCATCTGGCATTAAAGAATGTCTATGATACTTTCTGGATAGTTCTTCACCATCTTCCATAACTACAATATCTGTTCGCACTTGAACAAATTTGTGTTTTCCGACCACTTCGATTTTACCAATCTGTGTCTCTTTAGTTATTGCCATAGTTTGTCTCCTTTGTTGTTAAGCTGTTTCATAAAAAAAGTTAAAATGTATTCTTGTGTTACTATTTATAGAAGAAGTAGTAGTTGTAATTTTAACAACTCCATCTGTTGTCCAAACAGTGTATGGCTCAAAAGTTGATGAACCATTAAAACTTATTGCACACATACCGCCAAACCAACCAGATGTTTCAACAGCTGAAGTAGGTGTAAAAGGCATATTTCCAAGTATTACGGAAACACCTACAGGAGCACTAATGGTTGATATAGTAAGTCTTCCTTGAATAAAAACTGTATTACCTATTTTTATATATTTAAGTGTATCCTGATTACTAGCTATTGTTATAGTACCAGAAGTTGATGGTGTTAAAGTAGTTGTAAAAGTTCCTTCTTCGTAATCGTCTAATAAGTTTGCTGCTACTGTGCCACCAAGATAAATACCATTTGATACTTTTATAGTACCTGTTACTTCAAAACCTGTTGTGCCTTGAAATCTAGCAATCTCAACGCCATCATCTAAAAATGTTAAATTACCACCTTTGTAATCAATAAATCCATTATCTGCATCTGTTGGTGGTTGTATTCTTAATTGACGACTTGTAGAATTAGCTTGAAGAATTAACATTCCTTCTGCTGGTGGTTCTCCACCTTGATTTATATGTAATTTTGTAGATGGACTAGTTGTACCAATACCTACGTTACCAGAACTGTTTATAGTTAGATGTTTTGTATAAGTTTCTGACCCAAGACTGCCAGAATAGGTATAAAATACAAGTCCATTGCCTTCAGTTCCTACAGCTCCACCACCATTAGTTCCTCTATTATATTGTGTGTAGCTTGCACCTGAACCATCTAATGTCAACATTGAACCAGGAGCACCACCCATTGTTGAAGTACCAATACCTACCTTACCAGAACTGTCTATACGCATACGTTCATTAGCACCAAAAGTAGTACTATCAGTATGAAATGAAATATGTTTGCCAGTTGAACCTTGTATTACAGCACCATCACTATAATATCCATAAAAAGCTCTATTAGCTATTCTTAGTTCAGTATTAGAATTATCTACTCCAATATTAACTAAATGACCGCTATCTCCAGTTTGTCCAACTTGAAATTTTACTGCAGGACTAGCTGTACCAATCCCAACTCTTTGACTACTATCAATCGTAATCGCTGTACTTGTAGCATTGTCATCTATACCTGTAGATTGAAAGCCTGTGACAATACCTGAGTTTGCAAGGGTTGCACCTGAAGGTATCGTAATCGTGTCGCCCGATGCACCAATGGTAATCGTGTTAGCCACTTCGCTAATAATATTATTACCGTCTTGGTCCTGAATCGTATCTACTTTAATAATACTAGCCATTAGTTATTCTCCAATGTTTCTATTCTAGATTTGAGATTGTCGTTTTCTGCTTTTAATTCTTTGATTGCGTTGACTAATACAGGAACTAATGCTTCACCTTGATATTTTAAAGAATCAGGATTTTCATCATCAATAATAACATTATCTTCACCTTCTAATGCAAGAATATCTTGTGCTAAGAAACCATATCTTTTATTGCCATGAGGTATTTCTGTGTCTCTATCTTTTTTAAAGTTAAATGAAACAGGATTTAATTGATTAACAAAATCTAAACCATGCGGAACAGTTGAAATATTCATTTTATCTCTTGCATCTGATGTAACTGTCCAAGCAACTTTTACATAAGCATTGGTAATATTATAATGACCAAAAACTCCTCTATTATCTGCTGTAGTTATATTAATCATAGAACCTTGAGCGCCTGAATCTTTTCCAATAACTACATTACAAATTCCTGTAGTGATACTTGAGCCAGCTCCACTACCAATTGCTGTGTTACCTGCTCCTGAACTAATATTTAAAGCAGCCCAACCTACTGATGTACTGTCTGAGGCTGTCGTATTAAATACTAAAGCACCCATTCCAACTGCTGTGTTGTTAATACCTGTTGTATTATCTCTTAATGCTTGAGAACCATAAGATGTGTTGAAACTAGCTGTTGTGTTTTTTTCTAAAGCACATAATCCTGTAGCAGTATTTTGAGCACCTGTCGTATTAGCTTTTAAAGCACAAGCACCAACTGATGTGTTATTAGCACCCGTAGTATTACTGTATAAAGAATCTTTACCTACGGCAGTATTATCGTTAGCTGTTTCATTACTTGTTAAAGCATTTGAACCGACTGCAACATTACATTGTCCTGTAGTATTGAAATACAAAGCATTTCTACCTATTGCTATATTATTTGATGCTGTGGTATTACTAAGTAAACTATTTCTACCTATCGCTGTATTACATTCACCTGTGGTGTTATTACATGCGGATTGAAAACCCAATGCTGTATTTTGGCAACCTGTAGTATTAGCATAAAGTGAATAAGTACCTACTGCGGTGTTGTTGGAAGCTGTGGTGTTGTTGTATAAAGCTTGTGAACCTAATGCTGTGTTATTAGCACCTGTCGTATTTAAATAAAGTGATAAAGCTCCTAATGCTGTATTGTAATTTCCCTCAGTATTAAAAATAAGTGATGTATAACCTACGGCGGTGTTGTAGTTAGCGGTGGTATTGTTTCTTAAAGAACATCTACCCAATGCTACGTTACCTGAACCTGTTGTGTTACAAAAAAGTGTTACATAACCCAATGCGGTGTTATTAGCACCTGTCGTATTAGCATAAAGTGATTGATAACCGACTGCTGTGTTGTAAGAAGCTATCGTATTATCATAAAGTGATTGATAACCGACTGCTGTGTTGTAAGAAGCTGTGGTGTTATTTCTTAATGCCTCTCTACCTACAGCGGTGTTAGCATTTGCTGTTGTATTACCACACAAAGCTAAATGTCCAAATGCTGAATTGTTAGACCCTGTTGTATTAGAATTTAAAGAATAGTATCCTAAAGCATTGTTATTACAACCTGTCGTATTAGCTTGAAGTGATACATATCCTACAGCATTATTAAAATTTCCAGTTGTGTTTGAACAAAGACTAAGTCCACCAACTGCTGTGTTATTAGCACCTGTCGTATTAGCATAAAGTGATTGATAACCGACTGCTGTGTTGTAGGAAGCGGTCGTATTAGCAGTAAGTGAAGTTGTACCTAATGCTGTATTATTATCTCCACTTGTATTAGCATATAAACTATTAAATCCTATAGCTACATTTCTAATTCCAGTTTGATTTAAAGCTAAAGACGATCTACCAACAGATGTATTACAAAAACCTGTTGTGTTACTAGTTAAACTATTATAACCTATCGCTGTATTATAACCACCACTTAAACTACCATCATCTAAAGCACCATCTCCTAAAGCAACGTTTTGTGTTCCTACAGGATAATTACCATCTAGCTTAATAGTAGCACTAGCACCATCAACGGTTAATGCTCCAGTCAATGTTAAGTCCGCACCAGAACTTAAAGTGACCCCTGAAGGTACACTAATCGTATCCCCACTATCCCCTAATGTGACGGTGGTTCCTGATCTTGGACTTATCTTATTGACTTTTACTTCACTCATGATTTATCTTGTGTTTCCTCTTTTACTGCTTCAGGTAAATGATGTTTTAACTCATCCAGATAATGTTTTAGTAAAATTTCATTATGAGAAAATTTTACTTTTAACTGATTTTGCTCTTGGTGTAGCACTTGAATATTATGCAAAGCTACTTTACCTTCGTCATTCAGTTTGCTTTCATCATACTGTTTGTCGTCTATCGTAATCATCTACGCTCCTACGTAACTGTTACCAGCGGTGATTGCTGCATTGACTGCAGTCATATCTTCATTGGTCCAGTAATCTTTAGCCACCATGATTTCTAAATGTTCAACGTTTCTGCTTACTGTGTCTTTTTTATCTTCAGCTGACTCGTCTGCCATTTGAGAACCATCGATGATACCATTGATTAACTGTACAGAATCGCCCATCGCTTTATAATCTTGAGCGATTTCTTCTGCTGTTTTTACATTTTCTTCCATGTTTCCTCCTTATTCTGTTGCACATGCAACGGGTTTATTTGTATCTAGTTTTGCAAACTCCGCAAGTATGATTTCAGGATCCACCATTACATTACGAGGGTCTGATTCATTATACTTGGTTTCATCCCAAGTTGCACCCATGTGGAATTGCAAATTTTTATTGTGGCTGTAACCAAATTGAGTCCATCTAGTAGATCCCCATAATACCACTCCATGGGTACCTGTAGATGCTGAAAAATGGTTTAAGCAGCTGTCAATCGCAATAAAACCTTTTGCCTCTTTTAATAATTCATGGTTCTGTGTCCAATGTAAATCAGACTTAATAGCACCATGAAAAGTAGGTTCATTCGGTAAAGTACAATCAATAATCGCTGTATCAGGATAATTAGTTCTTAATAAGTCAATCAATCGTTGGCCTAAAAAGTAAGGATAGTTTCTATTTGGATTAATGTTCATGTACTGATCATTCTTATTCCAAGAAGACTGTCCCCCTGATAGTTGTACTAAGATATAATCTTTAATTTGTTTTTCTTCTAACCATTTGTCTACACTTTCTTTTAAATGTTCTGTGTACAGTTTTGGTCTAAGTTTAGGTGTGTATTTTACATCATGTAAATCACAATAACTTTCAATAATGTGTTGTTTACCAAATTGAAAATTAGACTTGTAAGGCTCACTGTAAAAAATGTTTTGGGATGCCATAATACGTGCATCGTTGAGTGGCAGTGTTTGTTCTAGTACCAATTTCACATCTGGATTATTAGCAAAGCATCCAATGTAGGGTGTGTAAATTTGTACTTCTGCTTTTTTTCTTAATTTAGGAATGAGTGCTGTAAATGCAGAACATTTACCTACTCCTCCTTCTACAACATAGGTATTCATATTATCTCTTCTCCTTTATATTTATATACCATGTTATATCTTTGTTTTATCATTTTACAAGTTTTCCTTATTTATTCCTTTGGATTATCTGCTTTGATTTGTGAAATCCTTGCTTTCCAACTTTCAATACCATTATCGTAAATTTCTTCTAGTTGCTTATCCCAAGAACCATATAAAGCTTTTCTAGTTGCTTTAATCTTTTCATTGTTCTCATAAGTCGTTGCTTGTGCATCTAGTGCATCTAATTGTGCATCAGTAGGTTTAGCAATAGATAAGTTCCATTCCTTGATGTATGCACCTTTGCCATTGCTATCATCTTGTAAAATTACATCTTTTGTAAAATCTATTTCTGCATTGACATACTGTCTAATTTTATTTGATAAACTTGCCATATTAATCTCCTATCCTGTATGCGCCGAAATTAGTTCTTGTATCAGCATTACCACCAACTAACGGTGTACCAGAAACATCATCAATATAAGCTTGAAATATTATATAATCAGTTGTTCCATTAAATTCTATAACTTTGTATATAGATGCATTAATATATTGTCCTGGATTAGATTGAAGAGAACTACTTCTTTCAGCAACAGTTGTAGCACCATTTTTTAAAAAATATAAAGCAAATACATTTAGATTTGAAGTAGCAACAGCATCTAATAGTGCATTTGCATAACAAAAATATTTTCCAGCTTTATTTGGAGTAAATCTATATGTTCCAGTATCATAGCAACCATCTGTATCAAAATGTTCTGTATTAACATTAATAGTTGTTCTTACTGCATCAGAAATTGATTGATTTGAACTTAAATACGCTTCAAAAGCTGGATAGTTTTGAATAGAAGCTCTAGGATAAATACTATCTCCATTACCCATTCTAACAGTAGTTACATTAGCATCCCCAAGTGTAATCTCATTGGTAGCTGTTGCAGATGATGCTTGTGCGTTGTAACCTATAGTCGTAAGGTTTGAACCTGTGGTAATTGATGAGCCAGAACTTCTACCTAATGCTGTGTTTAATGTACCTGTTGAATTACTATAAAGTGATAAACTACCTATTGCTGTGTTACTATCGCTAGTTGTGTTTAATCTTAATGCTCCCCAACCAACAGCAATATTATAATCACCTTCTGTATTAGCATTTAAAGTACAATAACCATAAGCTGTATTACCACCACCTATTGTATTAGATATTAAAGAATCATTACCAAAAGCAGAATTTTGACCACCTGTTGTGTTAGTTTGTAATGCTCTAAAACCAATAGCATTGTTACAAATACCTGTCGTATTAGCATTAAGTGAAAAAGCACCAACTGCTGTATTTAATGTACCTGTCGTATTAGCACAAAGTGCATGAGTACCTATTCCTACTTGGTCATTTGCTGTAGAACTTTGTAATGTTCTAAGTCCAATAGCAACATTACAATTTCCAGAAGTTGCTAACACTCTAGCAAAATATCCTAAAGAAACGTTAAAAGAACCAGATGTTTGACAACCACTAGCAACATAACCTAATGCTGTATTATAGTTTCCTGTTTCATTTTTATTTAAAGCAAGATAACCAACTGCTGTATTTTGTGTACCTGTAGTATTATCCTCAAGTGCTTGGTATCCGACTGCTGTGTTGCTGGAAGCGGTGTTAACTTTTAAAGTTTGAGCACCAACAGCTGTATTTTGTGCACCGCCATCAGCACTTTGCATAGCATAATCACCGATAGCTGTATTATTATTTGAAACTGTGTTAGCTTGAAGTGAAGCTCTACCTAAAGCTGTATTACTACTACCTGTCGTATTGTAATACATAGATTGAAAACCCACAGATGTATTTTCATTTCCTGTTGAATTTAAATTTAGTGTTTGATAACCTACAGAAGTATTAGTAGAACCTGTGGTGTTAGATTTTAAAGCATCTCTACCTATTGCTGTGTTTAATGTGCCTGTCGTATTAGCAAAAAGTGATTGATAACCCACTGCTACATTGTTGGAAGCTGTGGTATTAGATTGTAATGAAAAAGAACCTACTGCTGTATTAGTATTGCCTGTTGTATTACTACATAAAGCATTATGTCCAAAAGCATTATTAAAACAACCTGTTGTATTTGAATATAAAGATGAATGACCATAAGCTTCATTACGATTTCCTGATGTATTAGTATTTAAAGATTTATATCCAGTTGCTGTATTATAGTACCCATCTATATTTGATACTAAAGAAGCTCTACCTATTGCTGTATTTTGTTGTCCTGTTGTATTTGCTGTTAATGCTTGGGAACCAATAGCAGTATTATAATTACCTGTTAAAGAACCATCGTCTAATGCTTGATCTCCTAAAGCAAGGTTTTCAGTTCCTACAGGATAATTACCATCTAGTTTGATTGTGCCACCATCTATGCTGACGTTACCGTTAACCGTTAAGCTAGATAAAGTTCCAAGTGTATTTAATGTAACTCCACTAGGTATTGTAATCGTATCTCCACTATCACCAATGGTTAACGTGGTTCCTGATTGTGGTATGACCTTATCGACTTCTACTTGACTCATTATAATATTACCAATGTTCCTGTTATTGTTTGTGTACCTGTAATGGTTACAGGGCCTGCGAGTACTCCTGACTCTAGCGTTTGATCTTCAGAAATAGTTGTGGAATGCGTTACTACATACGGAGTTGCATCCATAACTGGACTTATTGTTTTTTTAGCTGGAATAGTACAGAATACATCTTTAATTCCTGCAGAAAAATTAACCGCTGCATCAGAATTAGATGACGATAAAATAGTGTCTCTTGATAATGTATCTGGTGTTGCATCGGTTACCGTGCCAATACCTACTTCCCATTCTCCTGGAATTACATCAGAATTTACGATTGTATAGTACGTAGTATTCCCTGTACCTACACCCGATACAAATGATTCAAAAGATTGAGAAGCACCACTTAAAGAAAAAGTTCCAGTTCCTGTAGTGGTACTTGTCTCTTTAACTCGATCGTTAATGACAAGAGCCATCTATCCTCCTTAACTAATTCTTAATATCGCTGCCGATGTTGTAAATGCAGGAAATTGAATAGTGAATGTACCAGCTGTTGCTGTTTTATCACCGCCAAAATCTAATGCACAGACTGCTTTTTTACCATCAGTACTATTGTAAATTAAAGCACCTCTTGCTGTTAATGTTACTCCTGTAAACGATAAATTTGCAAAGTTTACAATTGCTACACCCGATGCAACTGAGGTTTGTTGTGATTGTAATTGAGAACCTCCTGCTGCATACTGTCCTGAAGGGGACACTTCATTACCTGTTGTGTAAGAAGTAGTTGCTGCATTGATTGTAGCTGTTGATTTATACAATGCTAATTTAAAAGCGTCTCCGCCTGAATCAAAATCGTGTACTCCATCCAAAAGTTCTTTTTTAAATGAATTACATACTGCTTGTGTTATTGCCATAATTAATCTCCTTTAATATTACGGTGATGGAGATGCTACTTGTATTCGTGGCACACCATCATCAAATTCCGAACGTCTTCTTCTACCCATTTGTTGAAGAGCAAACGCTTCTATCTCTTCATTATACTTACCTTTATATAAATTGTACATATCCATTGGTCCTTTTAGGTAAGAAAAAGCCTCAGTAAGTACACCATGCAAAAGCATAGATTCTTGATACTGTGACAAATACGTTGTATTGGAACTAGTAAATCCTGGTGGATCAATTATGTAATTTAACTGAACTGCATAAGCTTGATCTGGAGTAGGCGCAACTACAATGTTGTTATCGTCCCAATTAGCGTAATATTTTGGCTGACCAGTTGCTCCTGAGCTATTATATTCAGATATAAAACTTGTGTCTCTTTTCTCCATAAAGTTTCTAGTTCCTGTTTGATTTGTGGTACTAAATACTTGTAAAGATCGTATAATTAAAAAATCTGCAGGCATCACAAGATATCTTTTATTAGCTGTAAAAGAAGATGTAGCGTATTTTCTTAAATCATCATAATCAACCTTACCTGCCACATCAAGTTCTGTATTTCTAATGAACTGAGAGATTAGAGTATCTGATAATACGTTAGAATCTACTTCTGTGTAGTTTCTTACTTGTGTTAAAAAATTTGAATAAGTAATTGCCATTATGTTATTGTAATTGTTACACTCCCTACTCTAGTTCCCATTTGTCTTTTATTGTTTTCTTCTAAAGGACTTGTTGAAGGTTGCATACCATTAGAAGTAAATTGGCCATCCCAATACTGAGGATCTAAATATACCGTAACAGGTGCAGATCTTTGAGGTCTTGCATTCCATAACGCTACAGGATCCGCCATATGAGGCTTTGGATCTAATTGAGGATGTTTAGCTTCAAATTCAGATATGTGTACCCAAGAACCATTCCATTCTTTTACCATTTCTCGATATGGAAAAGCTTGTCCTGATCGATCCGATATAGACTGTGAGTATTTTCCTTTTGCGTAAGCCATTAAGATCCTTGTGGGTAATAAACATTAGGAGTGATGTACACCGATGTTCTTTGTCCATCTTCATCTAATGCTCTTTTTAATTCATCTTCGTATAAAAGTTTCATTGCTTGTATTCTATCAGGTGCATGTTTTTGTGATAAATAAAAAGCTAATCCAGATACCATACATGGATAAAATCTAAATGGCATATCAGTGGTATTGGTGTAAGCTCCTGCATCTTGGATTCTTGCAAGATAATAATAGAATATATTTGTCACGGCGCTCGTATCAGGAGCCAGATATAAACTTATTGTTGGTGTAATTTGTCTATTTACATAATACTGAGAAGGAGTTCCTGTATCAGTTTTGTTTGGAATTGCAATGTATTCAGATCTAGATATTTTAGTTAAAGTTTGTTGAGTACCGCCTGTAGTAGTTACAACAGCTTCAAGCACATCATTACAATCACTTGGAGTATTATAAGTTGCTGTTCCGTTTACTAAAGTTGTTGTTTCAGATTTAACTTTCCAAAGGTTAATACCTCTGTTGCCCCATTCAGAAAATAAAAGATTTAAACTTCTTCTAGCAGATCGAATGTCTTGTCCAGAATTAGTTCTTATACCACATCTTTCGTAAGCTTCTTCAATAGCTTCGTCAATTGTAATATTAAATGTTGTAGTTCCTGATGTAGCCATATCATAGCCTTACGCTTTAATTGCTTTTTGTAACTCCATTGGTAAATCTTTTTGCTTTTCAGTTAGTTTACCTGTTTTAGCTTTCATCATTTTACCATATTTAGCTTCTACCATTTTACCTGCTTTAGCTTTCATCATAGGACTCATTTTATAGCCTTTTTTTCCGCCACCCATATTCATATTATCTTACTCCTTCAAATTTGCCTCCACGGATAGCATGACCCATGCCACCACAAGAGAAATTGTTAATATTTTCTTTACGCACTGAAAACTCTCTATCAGTTTCAGTTGGTTGTCTTACTGCTTTACCTAAGTAAGCTCCTTCATTTGCTTTTTTAACACAATTAGGAACTTTACGACCGTTTTTGGTTTTCATACCAATCATTTCATAACCTTCCCAACAAGGTCCTTTTTTTGCCATTAGATACCCTCCTCTAAAAATACTTTAGTTTTTTTACAATTACATTGTTTGATACCAAATATTTTGCAAACTATTTTTTTAATTGTCTTCATCATAATTTTTAGTGGCCACTTTGAGAGTGTTTAACTTCTCCTCATTGCGGTTATATAACTTCTTAGATTTTACCACCTTATGTCTAAAGAGTAAACTTCTAAGCTTTTTTGCTATTGGATTTGTTTTTTTTTGCATGAGCAGAATCCTTCATTAATCTGCCATTTGGCATATAATGATAACCAGCAGGTGCTTTTTTCTTTCTAGCTCCTCTTAATTTACCATCTATTTGCTGTGTCATACTTGATCTTGATATTGCCATTATATTAAATCTATTGCCTTTCCTATTACAGGTTTATATTTAGTTTTACCGTCTTCTTTAAAAGCTCGCAAGAATTGTTTTCTTCCTTTTTCAGGAATATACGATACATGGCACCATCCGCTATTAGGTTCTCCAGGAACATAGAATTCTAAAATCATTTGATCAAAATCTAAGTTTTGATAAATCCAATCACAAACCTCAGCGTTATCTTTACCTGGGCATTCAAAATCAACAGCCTCAGCTTTACAATGTTGACTTGTAATTGAGCTATTAATTTTTAAACAAAGCTCAGGGGAACGAAATCCACTAGTCACGCTTACAGGACCGAAGTGATCTCGTACAGGTTGAAGTATATTTTCACAAAGTAATTTTAATTTTTCTATTTGATTAGAATTAGGTTCGTTAGGTATACCAAATCTTACGGCTACATCTGATTTTGTTAATTCTTGAAGAGTAAAATTACGAGATAGATTCATTTTGGAAAATAATTTAAGTTAATTAAAAGTCTTCTGTTTTCATCAGTTTGACTAACCATCCTATGTTTTAATTTACAATTAAAAACAACAATTTTATTTGGCTCTGAGTATACTTTAGTTTTTTCATCGTTGTCAAACTCTGTGTATCCATTATTTTTATTTAAATAGTATATTGCAGTTAGTGCTTCATCATAAGTATAATCATTATGAAATTCACTAAAATATTGTTTATCCAACTTAATATTTAAATTAGCTCTAATATTAATTAAAGGACCTGCATTAAGTTTGTCTAATAAAGACTCCATAAGAGCAAAAGCATCAGACGTTATTCTATTATCATGAAATAAAGCATGACTAAAAAACCCTCTATCATCATTAGAGGATGAGGTAATCATTTTTGGTTGATAAAACCAAGCTGTGTTAATATCCATAAAAAAATTTTTTATATTTTCAAAATTTTGTTTATCTAAAACACCTTTAAAAATTTGAGGTTTCATTATTCTTTTGTTAAGTTTGAGTTTGGTATTCTTAAATCATAATTAAAAGAAATAATAGTCTTATTTTTACTAGAGGTATTTACAGGTGCTCTATGAATAATAAATGATGGAAAGCTTATAATATCACCTTCCTCAACATCTATGAAAAATTTATCTTTTAAGCTACAAGGATATAAAAATTGTGTTGGTGGATTTTCTTTTTTATTAAACTCTAAATAATATACTCCTGTATAATTAAAACCGTGTGAATGCCAGCCATGTTTACCTTGTGTTTGATATTGTTGAAACCACACATGCTCTAAAGCAATTTCAGTAAAACCAATAGACTTAGCCATATCTAAAAGTGTTTCATACAATGGTTGCTGTATAATCTTAAACCATTCTCTATCAGGATCATTTGCTTTAAACCAATCAACTTTGTGAATGTTATCATTAATATAATCATCTTTTTGAGACCATTCATTAAATGAATTGTTATTAATAATATTTAATATCTGTTCTTTAATTTTAGAATGTCTTTTTAACTTACTTTTTAAAATAGGTACTTCTACTTTATTCATTAATTTGTAAACTCTACCCAACCATTTATCATATATTTAACTCCTTTCAATGGTGGATTTCCTCTATGTGTATGTGTAAAATAAGCTGGACAGATAACAATCGTACCTGTTTTAGGTTTTACTCTTAAACTTTGATATAAAAATTCTGTTTCCCCACCTTCTTCAACATCATTTAAATACATCATACATAACAAAGCTCTTCTAGATGTTGCAACACTTGCATTTTCACAATGCCAGATATGATAACCTTCTCCTGGTACTGTTTTTTGTATCTTAACATCTGAATTTAATTTATGAACATCTAAATTATTCATAACATCATATTTTTTTTTGTAAATTTCATAAGTTTTATTTAAGTTATCTATAAAACCTTTTAAGATATTTTGATTAATCCTCATAAGTAATGAATCGCCCTCATTAATCATTGGATATATTTTATTATCTTTTAGAGTTGAGTTTATTTCTTCAAATTCTTTTCTCGAAACAGTAAGATTTAATTCATCAAGATTATCAAAATGTTCTATGATTTTTTGACATTCTTCTTGTGTTGCTACATTATGAAATATACCTATAAAGTCTTTAAATTCTGCTTGCATGACTGTCTCCATTCGCATTCTTCATACTCATTGTTATAATCATATTCTTGAAAAGATCCAGCATTAAGAGGTGTCATTTTTATTTAGAATGTATTATCTTTTCTATTCTTTTTATACCAAATTTATCTACATATGTCTCAGCTTCAACTTCACCACACATAACTCTTGAATTACCACCTTCTGGTGTGTTTCTTTCAATTATTCTTTTTGTTTTTAAACAATCATACATTGAGTTTTTTGGTGAATGCTCAATTAATTCCGCTCCTAAAAACATACAAAGTGCTATTATTCTTTCTATCATTAGTGCTTACCATTACCGTTACCATTTCCAAACTTAATATCTCTTGTTGAGTCTTTTAATTTTTCAACATCTTTTTTAAGTTTTTCTATTTCTTTTTCGTGTTGTTCTAACATTACATTGGTATGTAAATTTTCTTCTAAAATTTTTTGTACTTTTTCTAATTGTTTAGCCTGCCATTCCAATAACATAAACTGTTCTTGGTCAATTGGTTTTTGCACGCTTGCCTCTAGTAAATCTTTTTCAAAAAGCTTATTTCTTGTTTCAAGTTGATTAAGTCTTTCGATAACGCCGAATGCAAACCAGGCACCGACCACAATGGCTCCGATTAAACCAATTAAGTTACGTAACGGAAGACCGATAGATGTATTGTCTGAAATCTTTACTGACATGATAAGCACTCATCAGAATTTGAATCTAATTCTGCTAGTGCTTCTTCTTTACAGTCTTGGCTACAAAAAAGATCTAGTTCATCTTTAGGTTCAAAGTTTTTATTACACTGTTTACATTCTTTTTTCATTACGCAATTATAGCAATGATCAGAATAACTCCAACAGCTATCACAACTTTTTTGTGCTCAACCCAATAGTGTTTTGCTTCATCAATTATCTTTTTCATAGTCTCCTCCAATTTTATAAATAAATTATCTACAGATTTAAAAAAATTATAAAAAAATTTATCTAACATTTTACTATGGGCGAGTATATCACAAC